AAATGACAAAGTAAGAAAAGAACTTGCAGAATTTGAACGTGAGGTATGTTTCANATTAAATAAAAAAAATCTTGCACCAAATGAGTTTCCTAAAACTGAACATAAAAAATGGGAAAAAATTTACGATAAGATAAACTTTGACGCTTACTATCCATTTAGTGTTCAAAATGTAAAAGACTTTGCAAAATTTTGTGAGGAGTGTGATGGTTTTACTATTGGTTAAAAGAATTTTTTGATTATTTTTGACTATCAGCTGAAGAAAATAAAAATAATCACAGGGGTTTTCCCATAGATGTGCAGTCTAGCTATCAAGATATGTACACTTTCAATAGGGTTATGATAGCACCCCCTAACAACTAAACAAAGGAGCAATAATGAGTGGAGTACAAGTAAGAACCCAAGACCATTTGAGGTCAAAGGTAAAGAAAAAACTAGAACCATTAATTGAAGATCAAAAATTAATGAATAGGCAACTAGTTATGGAAATGGCAGAAAAAGGTTATAATCGCCTAATTGAAAAGATTGGAGCAAAGAAAGTAATCCAAGATTTAAAAGAGGCAGAAGACCTACATGAAAATGCAATTAGAAAGGCAAAAGCATTTTTCAAAAAAACGGCTAGAACGTCTAGGGCTTATAACAACTCTTTGAAGTATGATTTTATGAGCGGTGATAAATCTGATAAAATCACCTCTTATAAATGTGAAGAACAATGTAGGACTTGGAGTGAAAACTTTGCAGAAAGAGAAGTTAATAAAACTGAACAAGGTAAGGAGTTGGCTAGATTACAAAATCTTGAAGAGGCGTGTGATGATATAATCATGGAAGCTACCACAACAACTGAACTTACTAGCAAACTTTCAGATATTTTGAAAGTAGGTGCAGGTGTAGAGTGGCACAATTTTAAGGCAATAGGTTATAAACCTAAAGAAAAAGCCAAGTAAAATTCGCTTGCTTGAATTCGGCAGGTTGAATATGTGAGGGCAACAAGGCGAGGGTTTTGTTGCCCTTTTTTTTATGTTATTGACTTAATAAGTTAATGGCAAAATCTGAAAAAAATCTTTGGCAGCGTATCAAAAAATTAAACTTAAAAGGTCAAATTTTTCGCATAGAAAGTAATACAATTAATGGAATACCTGACGTTTATTGGTTGATAAACAATAAAAGTATTTGGATTGAATTAAAGTCTAATGATGTCAAGAATTGTGGACTTTCAAAGTATCAAATTAATTGGCACTTGACTCATTTTAAAAATGGCGGTCAATCTTTTATCTTGCGAGAAGACCTCTCGCAGAGGTCTTCTAAAAATCTACAAATTTTCGTGGTTCGTGAACCGAGAGACTTGGTTCTTAAATTCCGGAATTTAGACTTACGAGACGCATTTAAAAAAATCTTGACGCAATAACCACGCCTCACGCATGACTAACTGACTATGCCTATGGCATAGTCANTTTTTATGGTTCATTAACATTGAGCCGTTAACCTTGTATATGGAGTTTTTGCGTTTTCTTAATATTAACATTACGCACGTGTGCGTAACTATCTATATGGGATTTTTCCGCTTTCTTAATATTAACATTTTTTAAAAAAATAATTTATCCGGGCCAAAATTAAATTTAAATAAAGCTTGACAGTCCTGGGGCTCCCATGTTAGTGGGAATCTTAACAATTAACAAAGGAGCAAAAAAATGTTATTAAATTACTACAGCCAAACCAAAATGGCCAAGGGTGAGCCATTCGGATATAAAACAGCGATTCTCCACTTAGCCCCATATGATCTAAGTCAAAAGAATGTTTGTCCGAAAGCTTCCCCGGAATGTGCAGCGGCATGCTTGAATACATCGGGCCGTGGCCAGATGGTTTCAGTACAGAAGGCCAGGATAAAAAAGACAAATTTATTCTGGACCAACAAGAATGCATTCTTGCAGCAATTGAGTCTAGAGATTGAGCAGCTTAAAAAGCGGGCAAGGAATCAAGGCTTTAAATTTGCTGTTCGATTAAATGGGACATCGGATCTTGCCTGGCATAAATTCAAAGTTGATGGAGGGACTACATTGCATGAGCTTCATCCGGATGTACAATTTTATGAGTATACTAAAGTCCCATCTTACTTGAATCACAACGTCAAGAATCTTGATGTTACCTTCTCCGATTCGGGGCGGAATGATTCGGATATTAATGCAGCCATTAAATCCGGTCACAATGTGGCTGTTGTGTTTCAGGACCGGTTACCCAAGAGCTGGCTTGGCAAGCGTGTAATCGATGGTGATAAACATGACTTACGGTTCCGAGATCCGAGGGGCGTTGTTGTTGGACTCGTTGCAAAGGGTCAAGGGCGTAAGATTAATAATAAATTTATAAAGGCGGTTGTTAATGGATAAGTTCTTGGCGTTTATGATGCGAATCGTAATCTTTTTTCCTGGCACTATAATCTTACTAATTATGCTGGCGGTACTACTTTAGAACGGTTCTAACTTACAACCCCATAACCTGGGGTTGTAAATAAATTAAATTATTTGCTTGCAATAAATTTAATATCCTATATTAATGGGACAGTGATAAATAAAAAAACAAACTAACAAATGGAGGTTTAATTATGAAATCACTAAAACAAATGTTTCATATTATTGAAACAAAAAAAATCGGTTATAAGGCATTAGTTTATGCACAGTTTACCGACACAATAAAAAACTATTCAAAGGTTACTAAGTTAATCAAACCTGAATTAGTTGAACATTGTGAAAATAACGACAACTATTTCCAATTTAAAGAGCCAGGACAATTAGGCAAAAGGGGCTTTTATATTGGATCGGTTCAGTTACTAACGAAACAGACTAGCCGTTTTGATGTAACTAAGTTTAAAAAAGATCACCCTGAGTTATATGCTAAGTATTTAACAGGCGGTGTTTCAAATGAACTAAGAACCAATTATAAACGTGAGGTTTTAAAAAAATAATGATAGTACCATTCAAATATAAGGGCTATCACGTAGAACTTAAGGGCGTAATTACGCCCTTAACGTCTCAAGTTAAATTTAGATTTAGCAACGAGACCGACAATAATAGTCACGTTTTAGTATTGAATACTGATAAGGATAGATTACCTTATAACGTGATTAAAAAACTAAAAAGATCGGTTGACGATCGGTTGAGATACTTGGAACAGACAAGGTCTTAATTCATATGAACGCCCCAGCCGTCCCTATACGGCTGGGGCTTAATAGAGGTACCAGCCAAAATCCAAAATAAAAAAAATTTATTTTTTTAATTTTTTAACTATTAAAAAACAGGTTCTTAGTATATTTACATACACTTTGTATGGCAGATAGAAGTAGTCANGGCNCAAAAGATAAGGGGTTTATTTTAAGGGGACCCAAGGGTATAGTAAATTGATATGACTAATACAGATTTACTGACCACAGATCAGCTGCGNAAGAGGCTCGAAAAGGTGTGGCTTAAACATATTAAATTATGTCAGGATAACTTTCTATATTTTGTTAAAAATGTTTGGCCNGATTTTATTTGTAGAACTGATAAAGATCCAGATAAATGGGGACACCATCAGCATATAGCAGCAGAGTTTACNAAGATAGCTCAACACAAAAAAGGAAGGCTCATAGTAAATATGCCTCCTAGACATACTAAATCAGAATTTGCATCCATATACTTTCCTGCTTGGATGATAGGGAAAAACCCTAAAATGAAATTGATGCAGGTATCACACAACGCAGAATTATCTGCAAGGTTTGGTGCTAAGGTAAGAAATTTAATTGATAGTCCAGAGTATAAACAGATCTTTGGAGATGTTAAACTAAGAGAAGATAGTAAGGCTAAAGGACGTTGGGAGACAAATCATGGTGGCGAATACTTTGCAGCGGGGGTTGGCGGTTCTATTACAGGACGAGGGGCGGACTTACTTATTATAGATGATCCACATACTGAACAAGACTCACTATCCGATAGTGCGATGGAGAGNACNTATGATTGGTATTTATCTGGACCAAGACAGCGTTTACAACCNGGAGGCTCAATTGTTCTTGTAATGACAAGATGGGCTCAGGATGATTTAACTGGTAGATTAATAAAAGCAGAAACTGAACCTAAAGCAGACAAGTGGGAAAAAATTTCTTTTCCAGCTTTGATTGGTGAGGATGAAAATGTGCAACCTGTTTGGCCTGAATATTGGGATCTAGATGAACTGGAGAAAGTTAAAGCGTCTATATCAATTAGAAATTGGTCTGCACAATACATGCAAAATCCAACTTCAGAAGAAGGAGCCATTCTTAAAAGAGACTGGTGGGTCCCGTGGACCAAGGAACTTCCTACATTAAAACATGTTATACAATCATACGACACAGCTTTTAGTAAAAAAACGACAGCGGATTATTCTGCTATCACTACATGGGGAATATTCACGCCTCACGAATCTGGGCCTGATGCAATAATTTTAGTTGATGCTATAAAAGGTAAATACGATTTTCCAGAATTAAAAATGGTAGCCTTAGATCAATATAAATACTGGCAACCAGAAACAGTTATCATTGAAGCAAAAGCTAGTGGTCAAAGTTTATTACAAGAATTTAGAAAGATGGGTATTCCTGTTATGGATTACACACCAGGAAGAGGACAGGATAAGCATTCTAGAGTAAATGCCTGTGCTCCAATATTTGAATCTGGACAAGTTTATTATCCAAGAGATGAGCATTGGGCAGAAGAAGTTATAGAGGAATGTGCAGCATTCCCTCATGGAGAGCACGATGATTATGTAGACAGCACAACACAAGCTATGTTAAGATACCGGCAAGGTTCGTTTATAACTACTTATTCTGACGAGGATGAGGTACAGCGTTATAAGCAACGTAAATATATATATTATTAGGAGAACAGACATGTCAAAAAAATCAAGAAGACGAAACAGGATGTTAGCTGCTATGGTAGGATTAGCGGGTGCATCTAAATTAGGCTTGTTATCTAAGTCACCGATAGGAAAATCAGGTGTTTATGATACAGCCGCAAAAGCTAGAAAAGTAGGTATGAAGGCTAAACCTCTTCCTTTAGTGAGAGCAAAAGATGCAGCAACTAAACTAGCACCAGGTATAAATCCGAAATCTATTCGTGCAAGTGCAGATGGAACAATTAGAAAAGGCACGCAAGTGTTTAAAGACAAAGCAGCTTATGCTAAAGCGATGGCAGAGAAAAGAGCAGCAAAAACTCCATTGACGAGAGAAGGTATCAGTAAAAAAACGCCTGGTATCTTTGGTTTTAGATTTAAAGAACCTTTTTTAAGTAAAGGAAAAATGGTAAAAGCTCGTGGCGGTGGAATGGCTATGAGAATGAAACCTACAAAACTTTATTAATGGCTGAAATCGAAAAAGCAATTGTTGAGGAGAATGAAACTCCTGAGACAGAAGAAATCGATGTTGAATTAGAATCAGAAGATAATGATCAATCAACTGTTGAGCAAGCTGTATCGGAGACTGAGGTATTTTTTAAAAACCTTGCTGAAGACATGTCTGAAGAGGTTTTACAAAGAATGTCTAATAGATTGCTTGACGATTATAAGAAAGATAGAGTTTCAAGAAAAGATTGGGAAACCAGTTATACAAATAATTTAGATTTACTTGGATTAAATCAAAGAGAAATGACAAGA